TTAACTTGCCCGTTTAGCAGGACCCCCGGCCACCACACACTTCAGCAAAAAAGCCTTGCAGTTTGATCTGCAAGGCTTTTTTGTTGGTTGAACAGTTTGTGACTAGATTATTCCGCGCCTATAGTAAGTAAGAATACACAACAGGCGTAGACAAATGGATAACGTGGCCCATATCGTCATAGAAGACGAAGTAAATGTTCACATCAAAAACATTGATCTCCCAGTAAAGCGGGCCATGATCAAAACTGTTGAATTCTTCCTGCCTAGTGCTAGATATTCTCCCGCTTATCGACTTGGCAGATGGTCCGGTTGTACAAGCTTTATGACCATGGGAGGTAGAACCTATCTCAACTGCCTTGATCGACTGCTGCCGGTGCTGCAAGAGCACGGCTACGAGTTTGAGATTGATGACCAACGTGCCTATCACAAGTTTGATTTTGAACCAGTTGAGGAAGACTATCTCAGCGATATGCAGTGGCCACACGGTCACCGTTTTGCTGGTCAGCCCATCAGCCTGCGAGACTATCAAGTGGATGCCATCAACACCTGTTTGCAAAATCTCACCGGTGTGAACGTGCTGCCCACATCGGGCGGCAAGACCATCATCACTGCCACACTGAGCAAGATTGTTGAGCAGTATGGCCGAACCATTGTGATTGTGCCCAACAAAAACCTAGTGCAGCAGACCGAAGAGGACTACAGAAATCTAGGGCTTGATGTGGGCGTGCTGTTTGGTGATAGAAAAGAGTATGATGCCACTCACACCATCTGCACTTGGCAGAGTCTCAATGTGCTAGACAAGAAACACAAAGACTGCCTTGATGCTGATCAAATGAGTGTGTTTCTCAAGAATCTCACAGCAGTGATTGTGGACGAGTGCCACATGGTGAAGGATACCAATGTACTACACAAGCTGATGACCACTGTGTTCAAGAATGTGCCCATCAGATGGGGTCTCACTGGCACTATTCCCGAAGAAGACTACAAACAGATGGGCTTGTTCACTGCTATTGGTCCTCAAATTGGCACTCTCACTGCCAAAGAGTTGCAAGACAAAGGTGTGCTGGCACAGTGCCATGTGACGGTGTGGCACACTCAAGAAACACAAGTCTACAAAAACTACCAAGAAGAACTCAAATATTTGGTCACCAATGATCAACGTCTGGCCTGGCTAGCTCAACAGATCGAACAGTTGGGAGAGCAGGGCAACACACTGGTGTTGGTTGATCGTATCGAAACTGGACAAAAACTCTACAACCAAATCAGCAACAGTGTGTTTATCAGTGGAGAAATGAAGAGCAAAGACAGGCGAGAACACTACAAAGAAATCAACTTCAGCGACAACAAGATTATGATAGCCACCTATGGAACCACTTCAACTGGTATTTCAATCAATCGAATCTTCAACTTGGTATTGGTAGAAGCGGGCAAAAGCTTTGTTCGTACCATTCAAAGTATTGGTAGAGGACTACGAATGGCTGATGACAAAGACAGCGTTAGCATCTACGATGTTTGCAGCAGAATGAAATTCAGCAACAATCACTTGCTCAAAAGGAAACAATTCTACAAAAATGCCCAGTATCCATTTGAGGTAAAAAAGATCACCTTCTAGGCTCTACAGCATTTAAATATGAGATCAGCCCACGGGAGACAGCTATCAAAATACTTACCAACGACAACATGGCATATGATCTCAATCAACTGCCAGAGAAGATAGACGACCTACGCTATTGTGTGCTGGATCACAGCGACACACACAATGTGGACTACTATTGGCCACCACTGGTGTTTCTTGACATCTTCAGCAGCCCTTGTGCGGATATCAAGATAGGCGACTTCAATATTCAAATGCCCCTTGACTGGAGCGTGGTGATTGGTGACAAACACGGTGGCGATCTAGAAGTGATGCGCTTGATCGATCTCAACGACAAAGATTTTGATGTGTTTGCATTCAATCCCATCAATGGATACATGCCCAGTTTCTTGCGATTTGAAATAGCCAATGTGTTTGCTGATGTGAGATGGTGTTTTCCCAAACTCAAGAATGGACACTTTTTGGCTGTACCGCTGGAGACCAAGCCACGACCTCTCTGTGCATTCTTCATCAAAGAAGTGGGCAAAAACGCTGACATCCTTGACATAAGAGATCTAGTCTAGGCTTGACATACGCCCGGGCCGCTGTATAACAGTAGCAGGAACAACAGTTTGAGGCCACCGTGAAGATCACCAACATTCGTGCTGGATTTGCCACCAACAGCAGCAGCAGTCACAGCATTGTGATGGTGCCAGCTGGTCAGCATGTGGGCACCGATGAGTATCAGCGTTGGCTGTATGGGTGGGAACAGTTTACGCTGGCAGATCCGGATAGCAAGGCTGCCTATTTTATCTCTCAATTGATCACTGCACTGGAACATGCTGATCTCACCCGAGGCGAAGTGATCCACACAGTCAACAGCCTCCTGGGCGTTGACCTGGATGAAAGCAAGATTCCAGGCGACTGCTATGTGGATCATCAAAGTGCGTGGTATGGTCTTGGGGAGACTTTGAAGGCCAACCCACGCTTGGTACGGGAGATGTATAACTTCATTCAGCAACCTGGCATTGTGATCCTTGGTGGCAACGACAACGGTGAGGGACAGGAACCGCCAGCCAACTGTTGGCAGGATGGCCGAACCGAGCTTTTCTACCATCTCAATGGACAGCGAGTGCGCCAAGATGGCCTCAATTGGGTGCTGTTTGATCGACGCAATGGCACCAAAGTGCGCTTCAGTTTCTCTCCTGAGGCAGGTGATTATGAGAAGAGTAGTGTACCAGAACTAGTGGACCTCAAGCTAACTGACCATTGCCGCTATGGGTGTGCCTTCTGTTACCAAGGCAGCACACCGCAAGGTCAACATGCTAGCTTTGCAGATGTCAAGAACATTCTCATGAGTCTGGGCGAGATGGGTGTGTTTGAAGTGGCCTTTGGCGGCGGCGAGCCCACTCACTATCCGCACCTGCGGGAGGCTATTGAGCTGTGTGCAGAGCAGGATATTGTGCCCAATTTTACCACGTTTGGTGTGGATTGGCTGCGTGACGATGCACTGGTCACAGCCACTCGAGCCTTTGTTGGGGCCATTGGTGTGAGTGTTCACACGGCCCGAGATCTAGCCAAGGTAGACAAAATTGACAATGTGATCAATCAGCGATCGCAAACCAGGTGGCCCGACCGTACTGTGCGAGTTGTGGCCCAGCATGTGGTGGGCAGCGTGGACATCAGCGACACTGCCATGCTGCTGGAAGAGTGCTGGAATCGTGGAGTGGACCTGCTGCTGCTGGGCTACAAAAACGTGGGCTTTGGCACTCGTGTGGAGCCTCACAGCATGGAGGGACTAGACACGCTCCTGCGACTTCGCCAAAACAAGCGTCCGCACTACAATGCTCGCACAAGCATGCTGGGAGTGGACACTGCCTTTGTTCAACAGTTCAAGCCCGTGCTGGATGATGTTGGTGTGAGCAATCTCCTGATCACCAGTGAGGAAGGCAAATTTTCCATGTATATCGACGCTGTAGCTGGCTCTCAAGGGCCCAGTAGCTATATGCCAGCAGAGATGATCCCTCTGGATTTGACTGATACCACCAACAGCATCAACATGGCCTATAAAAACTGGTAGATAAGGCAAAGCCCTCAAGTTCGCTCGGGCTTGCTTGAGGGCTTTGCTGAGTCTGCCAAAGTTTACCACTCTTTGGCTGAAAGGTTGCTTTAGGCGCTTTCTATACTTACCACCGCACCGCTGGCTGCTGCCAAACTCCATGGAGCACTGTATCCATTGGGATAGATCCATGTGCCACCGGCTCTTCTACGCAACACAGCCTTGTGAGCTGTTAGCTTGAGAACCCAGTAGGTGTTTCCTGCGCTGTCTGTGGCAATGATGTAGGCTTGTCCTGCTGCTGGGGTGTTGCTGGGGACCAATCCGCAGATGCTGGTGCCTTCTGTGGTAGTCATTACATAGTCGCTGGTGCTGGTTTGCTTCACAATGTCTGCATCTAGTGCAGTAGTGCCACCAACCACGTGTGCATGAGCCAAAATCACGTTGGTGCCTGTGCTGGTCAGCACACTGATACCTGTGGCAGTGCTTGTTCCAGCTGAGAAGGTTGGCGCAGCATCAGCGACGCTGACATATCCGCTTCCGCTACTAGCAACAGTTACACTAAGAACACGCCATGTGACATTAACTCTACCATTGTTGCCGGTTCCGCCATCGAGGCTGAGGTTGGTGGTGTTGCTACCACCTGCAACTTTGGCCGGAAGGGCCGAGTAAGCACCGCGCACTGACAATGCTGTAAATGCTGTGATTGCTCCGCCGCCGTCTACTGAATCAACAACTAGTTCAGCTTGAACAGTATAGGTTCCGGCTGTGGTATCTCCTACTACTGCGCCGCCGCCGATAACCAGAATGTCACCTGCAGTGTATGATCCACCGCCATTGTTGATGTCTACAGTGCGTAGTTCCATCACCACGCTACCGCTAGCGGTCGTGCCGCTGGGTAGTCCAGGCGGACTGAAAGTGACTGTGGCTAGTGCATTGTAGTTACCTTGACCGGTCACAGTGACACTGGCAACTCCCTCGCCATTGCTGGGCGGTACTGGGTCAAAAAATCTTGAATTTAATGGTCTTCCCATTTGATTGGTCTCCTTTTGGTGACGTTCTAGGTCCTACGGGGCGGGTTTCCCCATAAACTCACAACTGTTGTGAACACACCTATTTACTCAAAGGCATTTGAGTAAAGCTCTTGAGATAACACAGAGAACAGCCTATACATACTGTTGTGCAAGGAGAGGGACAGCATGGCCAAAAGAACTGAAGCCAAGAGAACCTACCGTCTGGATATCATGACAGTGCTGGAGGCAGCTGACAGGGGAGAGAAAGGCTTCTATACCAATCTCACCGAAGAAGAGCAGAAGGCGTTTGCGCCCAGAGTGCTGATTCGTTGGCTCAGCACAGTAAGTGACAAAAGCCCACATGCAGCCTACAGTATTTTGGCCACTAACGATTTGATCAATCTCGGCATGTGGAGCATCAGCAAACATCCCGAATTGATTTGGCTGTTGATGACTGTGGCAGGCACAGGACGCAAACAATACCATCAGTGGATCCCACAAAGCAAGGCAGCCAGCAGCACACCGCGACTGGACAGCTTGATTCAGCAGATTTGGCCACACACCAACAGCACAGAACAGAGTTTGCTCAAACGGTTGAAGACCACTGAAGAGTGGATGGAGCTGGCTCGTGGCGCTGCACTAGATGACAAACAGCTGAAAGAACTGCGAGATGAGTTCAAAAAAACCAAAACAGCCTCTGGTGATTGATCTCAACAAGCCACACACCTGTGAGTTCTGTCAACGCAGTTTTGCAAAAGAAAGCTCGTTGGTTGGGCATGTGTGTGAAACCAAGCGTAGATATCAAACACAAAATCTCAGCTATGTGCGTAAAGGGTTTTTGGCATGGCGCATGTTCTATCAAAGCAACACGCCTAGAGAAAAGGTGTGCTCAAAAACCTATCAAGAATTCGCCAGCAGCAGTCTCTACAGTGCATTTGTGAAATTTGGCAGTTGGTGTGAAGAAAATCAAACGCAAGAGTTTGAATCTTTGGTCAAGTATCTGTTGGCCAACAATGTGAAGATTGACAAGTGGTGTGACCTCAACACCTATCAAAAGTATCTTGAGGCCTTGATACTAGACGAGCCCTGTGAACAAGCTGTGGCTAGAACCTTAGACACTATCAAGCGATGGGCCACAGACAGCGGAAACGAATGGCATCAATTCTTTCTC